AGGGACAATACGGGCGGCAGTGCTGTTAACAATATACTCGCTGCATGTGTTAAAGCTCATGCCGTCAGACACAATGCTCCCGTTGTACCCGCCTCCGCCTCCGACAATTGGCGCCGTTCCAGAAAAACCGAGGATTACGGGGTAGTCTTTGCTTGGAGCAGCAATAGCGCCAGGGATCGTATTCATGACGCCGGTATATTGAACGTCTGAATTGTCTGTCGTGGTTGCATACGGCGCCAAAGTCAAAACCGGCTTCATGCCTGTTGTATAGGTCCAGCCGTCAACGACAAAAGTGCTTGAGGCATCTGTAACCAAGCTGAACACGCCGGCCGTTAACGTATCCGTGCCGCATTTGTCCGCGATCAAATTAGACCCAGAAAGAAGTGTAATCTTGCCTAAATATGCGCCCTTGGCGACAGCTCCTTTGACTCCAGAAAAATACAAATCGCGCGGCAGCCCGACGATTGGAGTGGAAAGCCCATCGATAGTGATAGACCCGCCCGTTGCGTTTGCCTCAATCCAGCTATTGTCCAAAACAAGATCTGGGACGGAGTTAAATGTAGCGTCCGCCAGCACGACAATCGCGTATCCCGAACTCCCTTCAATATCAACATTCTGAAAAACCCAACCGCCCTTGCCTAGCTTTCGGTCTCGTATAAAAAAGCTAGCTAACCCTGCATATCCCCAAGCGCCGCCGTACCAGCTATCGAAGCCAGTGTGCATGTTAGGCGTCCCGCCATTAACATAGTCATCCGATTGAGCATAAAAATTGTAGTTATTGTTTTGAACTCGGCAGTTGTAATAACTATTCCCGATGTTGCCGCAGGTTTTGAATATCCCTTTGTTGAAGCCAGTAATTTCAACGTCAAAAAAATCAACGCGACCTATGCGCTCATTGTTAGAGTAAAAAGCAGCAGGATCGCCAAAGGTAAAACCATTGCCAACATTTCCCGTGTTTCGTAACGATAAATTGCTGATCTGACTGCGTTGCCAAAAATTCGCCGCGCCCGGGTCAGACATATTCTTGAACGCAGGCAACGATGTATTAAAAGGCCTTACGATGGTACGCCCCATGCCTGCGCCGCTAATATTGAAAGTGGCGGTAGAAACGGAAGCGTTGGCTAAATATGTTCCGGAAGGTACGTAAACGGCGTTCCCCGTCGCGAGAGCTGCGTTAAATGCAGCTGTGTCATCCGTAACCCCGTCACCAACAGCCCCAAAATCCTTAACCGACACCACGTCCCGCAACTTGCTCTGCACCGTGCGCGTGACGGCGCCCGTGCCCGCCTGCAAGAAGTTAACCTCGTCCGAGTTGTCGGGAATCTCGAGGTTGTTCTGCATGTACGCTTCGAGCTGCCCCACCGACACCCGCCGCGTATCGCCGTTCGACTCGTCGAAGATCGGCAGACTATCGCCTGGTAGAACCTCGCCGATGGGAGACAGGTTAATAATCTGCGGCATCAGTTGAACTCCAGAATGCCCTCGGGGCCTGTCTCGACAGGATCGACGGGGGTTGGCATGAAAGGATCGTCCGCGTCGCGCCAGTACTTGTTACCTGCGCCGGACGGGAGCGTATCGGGGAATTGCAGTTCAATCGGCGCGGTGGCGCGCTGCAAGACGGTATCGTAGGCGGTCTTAGCCAGCAGGCGCGTGTCCGGCATGATCTGCTTGCCATACGACGGCGCCAGGCGCACGGCGAGGTTGAGAATCACCGCCTCGTTAGCGCTGTCGGGGACGTTGGTTTCTTCTGCTAGGCTGCCCTGCTCGGGCGATGCGGGAATAGGATACGACAGTCGGATGCCCTTGCCGTTCCAGTCCGCCATCATGGCGTCTAAGCGACGCCGTGCGTACTCGAGTTGCTCCGGCTGGATATCGAAAACGTAGGACGCGAGTCCTATCTCGGTGAGCGCCGCCTCAACGAATTGCCTCTTCGTGTACGCCATTGCCTCGCATCACCTCGCTGATTCGCGCCAATAATACCTTGTCAGCCGTTCGGGCATTGTAGCGAATCCCGAGCTTGCGTGCTTGTTGTTCAATCTCCCCACGCGACGGCGGTGCCTCGTCACTAGGCAAAGCATACGTGCGCCGCTTGCGCAGAGCAATCGAGCGCATACGCCCGCGCAGGCGCGGATAGGCGGCTTCGCCCGCAGCGTCGCACGCCTCCGCAATCGACTCGAACCATTTACCCGACGCCAGCGCCTCTGCCAGCTCTTCCTCGCTCTCGACCGACTTGCATCCCCACGTGGGATGGCTTGTCGTTTTCTGATACGGACCAGGCGAGCAGTAGACTTGCATCGGATACATCATTTCCCCTTTTTCGGTGCCTTCGACGGTTTGCCCGCCTTCTTTGCTGCGGTGCGCGCCGTCTCAAGCGCAATCGCAATCGCCTGCTTCTGCGGCTTGCCCGACTTCATCTCCTTGGAGATGTTCGAGCTGATCGACTTTTGACTGTAGCCTTTTTTCAACGGCATAAATGCTCCTAAAGAGAAAGGGCGGCATTGCGCCGCCCCTCTCTGTTCAGTCATTACTGACCGAAGATCAGCACGCCACACATCTCGGGCGCGGTGCAGACGACCCCGTACAACGTATCCAGACGATACTTGATCGTCATGGTGTCGATGTCGTAGAACTTCTGCATCACCAGCTCGATGCCCTGGTCCGTGCTTGCACGCATGACCGCCGCGCCGCTGTCAGTCGGAACTGCATATCGGCCCGGAAGCAGCTCGATCGAGTCCTTGAACCAGAACGGGTTAACGTTGCAGGCGTTGTCGTTCAGGAAGTTGATCGACGCGGTAGAAGAGGTGCTGGCCACTTCGACGTTCTTGTACTGAAGCTCTGCATCGGTCGGTGACGAGTTCGCGCCAATGATCGGCGGAGAAATCGTCATCGTCGTGCCGCTATCAATCGAGATCACGCGGAAGGTCTTGAGCTGACCCGTCGACTGCTTGGTGATCTGATGCACGGCTTCGATACCCGCGATGGTAAAGCAATCCCCTACTCGGATGCCGTCCGTTGCCGTGCCCGAGGCGGCGGCAATGGTCACCGTCTGGTAGCGGTTGTCCACGTTGATCTTACCGCCAACCGAGTTCGAGGTAGCTGCCGGGACAAAGCGCACCTGCGCGCCGGTGGTGTTGATGGTTCTTGCGATGGTAGTCGCCGCGAGCAGACGGTTCGCATAGTCCATCTTGTAGGTTTCAAAACCTGCGACCATGCCGACGTAGGAACGCTCATACGCGCGATCAGACTTCGCGTTACCGAACGAACGGGTAGCGACCGCGAGGTTGCCAGCCAGTCCGTTGTAGTCGCGGGTCGACAGCGCCAGGTACCGGTCGTAATCCTGCACGCCCTGTTCGTTCATGATCGCATCGCAGAGTGCCACGTCGTCGTAGTCACCAGCCGCGCCAGCGACTGCAACCACGAGCGTACCTTGGGTCGAGGCGACGTTCAGAACGGAACGGTTAATGTCGGACGCGAGCTTCTGCTTGGCGGCATCGCCGAGGCGACCTTCTTGCAGCGCGTCGCGCAGTTCCTTCGCGTTCAGCTTCCAAGCCGAGGTTTTGGAGAAGCCAAGGGTAGACGGCACGGAAAGCTGCGTCATGTCGTCGTAAGCCGACGAGATAGACGTTCCGACAGTGCTGTCAAAGCTCTGCGCGATGTACGGCATCGGACGCCAGATGGTATCGCGTGCGCGCTCCATCGTCGCGCCATCGGTGGCGTAGACGTTGACGTTACGGCTCAGAACGAGCGCATCCTGGAAGCCTTCGAGAATGTTCTCGAACGCTACGATTTCCTCTTTCGAAAATGCATTAGGCATTTCAGACTCCTACTATTTTTGTTGCCGCGACCGCTTGTAGGCCATGACCTTCGACATATCGCCGGTCTTGAGTGCCTCGTTGCGCAGTCGCTCGAGTGTTGAATCTACAGAACTTGCACGCCCGGTGCCTTTAACAACGGGCTCTGGCGCCGGCGGTGGCTTGCGAGTAGTCACTTTGAGTTCCTTCTCCAGCTTCGCAACCGCAAACGCGAACTTTACGGGATCTTGGATCGCAGCCAGCTCCTTCGCTCGCCGAGTGTTCTTGCCGAGCGCATACACCACGAGAGCGGGATTGTCCGCGCCTTGTAGCATGATGCCCTGCTGAACCTCGGAGAAGGTCTCCTGCGCAATCGCCTCGGCGTCCTCGTAGTCCTTCACCTTCAGCGCCGCTTTCGCTTTGCCGTAGGCGTCGAGCTTTGCCTGCCACGACTTCGCCTGCTCTTCCTCTGCACGCTTCGCCTTTTCGGCTTCTACGTCAGCGGCTCGCTTGCGGTCGTACCAGGATTCGAGCGCCGCCTCGAAAGCCTCGGCGTCGTAGTCGTGATCCTCGAGCTTGGGCTTCGGACCCACCGCCTGCTTACGTGGCGGCTCGGCGGTCGTCAGCTTCTGCTGAAGCTCGCGATGCTGTCGCTGTAGCTCTCGATGCGCCTTGCGCAGATCCTTGACCCACTGCGGAGCGGGTTGGTTCTGCTGCACATCCTCTTCTTCGGGGTCCGGCGATTCATCCCCAATCGAGACAACCATATCCCCATCGTCTGCTTCGTCCTCGATCACCATCTCGGTATCGAGCGCATCCTCGGGAATTGTCTCAAGCTCTGCCGTATTTTCTGACATCTTCAACCTCTCGCCCTGTGGTGGGCGGCAACCATGAAATCTATTCTAGATGCTGTCCTGTGAATCGCGCAATATTCATGCAGCAATCCCGACAGCGGCAAGCAATGCGCGCGAGTCCATCTCGTCGATGATCTCAAGGATGGCGATGATCTCCTCCTCCTCGCGGGCGAATATCTCGACGACCTTCGACGCGACCTCGACCTCCTCGCGGATGCGCGACTCGCGTTCGATGCGCGCTACCTGCTCGCGCAGTTCATCAAGCGACGCGCGGGCGGCCTCGTACTCTGTCACCAGCTCGCCAAGGCGCTGCGCCGATTCAGACTGCGCTTTCTTGAGCACGCGCTGCGCCGCCTTGACCTGCTCGGCCACCTCCTCGGTGCGCAGCGACTCCTCGAACCTGGCGCGTTCGTTCGCCCAGCCACGGCGCTTGGCCGTCTTGCCGGGTCCGCCGCCTGCAAGCTGCGTGATGTTGGCGATCAGCTCAACGGGGAAGCCGGTGATGTTGTACGCGCCCGGCGTCGTTTGCAGCACGAACTGACCGGCGGTCGCCTTCTCAAGATCGACGGGCGAGCCGGTGATGTCGTAATCGCCGGGCGTCGTGTCGAGAGCGCGCCCCAGCAGGAGCGAGGGCGAGCTGCCCGTGATGTCATAGTCGCCAGGCGTCGTATCCAGCGCGCGGCCGAGCAGAAGCGACGGTGAGCTACCGGTAAGGTCGTAAGCGCCAGGCGTCGTGCTAACGATGCGAGCAGCCAGCAGCGACGGCGAGCTGCCGGTGATGTTGTAAGTGCCGGGCGTGGTGTCGAGGGAGTAGGCAACCGCGCCCGATTCGGGAACGATGATCCGCCGTGGCGCCCTGAATACCTGCCACGGG